AACGCTGTGAGGGTTAACTCACCACTCCCATGACCAGACTAATATCTGGTCCTGGAGTGTGGAGAGACGTAAGTCTCCCACAGGGGTCCAAGACCCCCGACCACCTAATAAGGTGGCCTCCACCCGAGCTTGATGCTGACGTGCTCGGGGCGTCCAGAACGCTCCAAGTGCTCACTATCAACCTTGGCATAGTCGATAGTTTGTACACGTTCACTACTCCGGGAGTTAACCGGAGTAGCTAGCGCGTACTTACTGAGACACTTGAGTAGGGCACCATCCCCTTCGAGAGGATCTCGAGGAGGTTTGGCACGCACGTAATAGCCCTTGGTGAGGGGGCCATGCGTGTATGGATCCAGTCTCTGGAATTGATAACCCAGGACTGACTCCCTACCCAACAATGGTGACGTGGGTGCAACATTCGGAAACTCCCTAAGGAGTTTCTTCATGTAGTCATCCATCCATCGGGCACCACCCCAGAGACCAGCCCAATAGAGCTGGTTCCTGAGAGAAGTGGCCGATATAACACCATTCGCGTCCTGCCGCCGTGTCGGAAGTACACGTCGGACCTTGACAATACTAATGTCATGGCCGTCGTAATACTCCCGTCCGCAAGACTCCCTGAACCTTCCGGTCCAGTAAGACTTGCCAGTGTTAACCCGAAACCCAAAAGTTTCGAGCTCACTGACGACGGACAGCACATAGTCTCGGGGGACGATCAAATCATCCCCAAAGACACGCACCTGCTCGCGAAACTGATTGACAACCAGCTCGCGAGAAAGCGGAACACTGAGTTCCCTTTCTATCCCCAGGAAAATGACGGTCAAGAAGACCATCGCCTCCATAGGGAAGCAGAGAGCTGAACCCATCGACGCGTACTTGGCCAGACGAATTACGCCATGGCCTGGTACATCAGCCTTTCGTGAACGACTGGCTTGAACGGCCTCATGCAAATAAGGCCAATCTTCCAGCATATCACGTACATGCTGATTCGAAACACGGTCGGAAGCTTCACTCAAATCGAGTGTAGCCAGGTCTCCGCTGAGAGACCCAGATCGAGCCATTTCCCTATTCGGGTCTTGGTCATCGAATCCGACAGTGCGAGAGAGGAAACCATCCTCTTGAATCGCACTAAGGATACTGCGGAGAATCGCCTGCTGTGCATATTGCATAGCAGTTGGTTCAACCGCAATAATCCTAGGTGTTTTGAGCGTTTTAGGGACCGTGATCACATTAACTGGGATCTCGGAACCGGGTTCGAGGATGTCAAGCTCCTCCTTTAGTCTCTTAGGCTTATCGCCTTTGAGATTAGAAAGGAGAAACTCTTCAGCCGGAAAAACCGCCTGAAGACGAGCGGGCCAGGTTCGCTGATTCCACTTACCATTACTGGTAAGTTTGTCAGCGACAGCGCCTGGTCCGTGCTTAGGGTGAAGCCTACCCCAGTAGATATCTCTATCTACTTTGGAAAAGACATCACCAAAAAGCAATGCAGAAACCCGCTTAAAATCCTCTCGAAAGAGGGGATCCAAACGATTATCTGCATCCTTGACATCCTGCTCACATTGGACATACTCAGACATCGCTCGGCGTTCCCGAGCGGGCGACACAACTTTACGTTGTGCAACCCTCTGGAAGGGCCCTTGAACAGGCTCTTCCGGGACGCCGATCTTCGAGAACATCAGCGTTAGCTGACGAATCGCGAAGATTGCATCGATATCTGGTTCATCCAACAGTGTGCCACTACTAGGATCAAACACACGTCCAAGGAAACCTTGTAGAAATACAGGGAGACCAGTACGACGCGACTTCTTAAAAGAAGGAGCGTCCGAAGGGACGACGAAACCTTGGTCAAGCCACTTTTGGGTAGCTTTTCCAAAGTCCGCCAGGGTTATCGCCAAAAACGATAACCCCTCGTGTTCGGTCCGACTCTCGACAGTTTTTATGTCGTGAGTGGCGCTAGTGCAGCATCGTGTTGCCAGTTCATTAGCAACACAGGACCAGAGTGACATTAGGCTTTTCACTGTTCCCTCCTTAAATAGAGGTGGACAGATCCTTAGCCTATATCAACAAGATGCCCTACCTATCTGATTGTCCTAACACGGAGTTTTAGTTCCGTGAATAGGGGATCAGACTCGCTCCAATACGACATGTAGTCCTCGAGAGACCGCCTTGCAGTTAGCAAGACAGTTTCTCTAACGTACACCTGGCAAAGCAGATCTTTACGACTATTAGAGAGTCCGGGAATTCCATTCAAGGAATCTCGAAACTCACCTATAGTCAGGTCTGCTTGGTGAGCGTCTCTTAGAAGTTGGCGAATATTAATCGCCAAATCTATAAGATCGTTCACACGCTGGGCGTGCGCTGGATCTACATGACCGCGTCGGGGCAGGACATTCGCTCTCTTTCTCTTCATAGGCAATGATCTTGCTTGAAGATAAGAGCTTCACCTAGGAGGTACAGGAAGTTGATAATGAACACCACGGCAACCAAAGCCTTCCGGCTAAGAGTTGTACGTGGGTCCATATCAGTCTTCCTCCTGCCAGGGAGAGTATCCCTGCCAGGCCTCGACGGAATCGAATTCCGGCGATCGTACGAGAGTTTCGTACGTCGCCGTTGTTCATCATCCATAGAGGGACCTCCCTTAGCGCCAATTTCGCCAGCCCAAGAGGGTGGAGATCCTAATCAGGATTCCCCCCCAAGGAGCTTAACGATCATGGCGTCGGAAGTCGCGGAGTACAGGGTCTTCAAACCCCGGTACGCCTCGAGAGCCTCGGCAGCCGTATACCCGGCCGGCGGGAGGTCGAAGACCATGTAATGTGACATGGAAACTTCGACATTCTCCGTCGGACGGAACGGATCCGTGGTGATCTTCCGAGTGTCGAGCCGCAGGACTCGCCGAGTCCGCTTCCCATAGTTATGGGAAGCCGACAAGGTGATGAGTCCGTCACTACTCCGATACTCGGACGTGTCATCCCCCACGCTGATGCGAGGGAGCGGCGCGGCCGGAGCAGGGGAGATAGTGATTGACAGCGGATCGGCGAATGACATAGGCATCACTCCTAGGAGCCTGGGTAGACTCCCTATTGGCGTTTAGACGCAATACGCGTAACTTCTTACTTCCCTCTAGTAATACCGAGGGCAGCAAGAATTGCTCCCTGGCGTGCCGTTAGGCCGTCCCAGGAGAGCCCGAACCCAAAGGGGTTAGCCTTAACCCGCCTCTTCACTTCAAAAGTGAAGCTAACGGACTGAGGCTGGGCCGACTTGTTCAACAAACCAGTCGGACCCATGTGGTAATAGGTATCTGTCACAGAGCTATGCTCCATGATATACCCATACCTCATAACCAAACCGTCGGTGGCCCAATCGGAGACATTCGAAAGAACATCTCCTGCATTGGAAAACCAATCGACGGCCCAGCTCCATGGCGCGACCTCCCAGAGTACTTCT